CACTTGCAAGTATTGCCTTCCCAGCGTGGCACTTGGGCCGTAATCCAGGGCACGAGTTCATAAGTTGTTCGTATTCCGGATCTTTGGCCATGAGCTTCTCTAGAAAAGTACGTCAAGTGCTAAGAGAACCAAACTATAAAAACGTATTTGAAAAAGCAAGATTAGACAAAGATTCGCAGTCCGTAGAATCATGGCAAACAACACAAGGCGGAGGGTATGTAGCAGCCGGTGTTGGTGGTGGTATTACAGGTAAAGGTGCGCATATATTATTAATCGATGACCCAGTAAAAAACAGGGAAGATGCAGAATCAGAAAATAATCGTGAAGCTACCTGGGACTGGTATACATCTACCGCCTATACTCGTTTATCTCCAGGTGGGGGCATATTAGTTATTCTTACAAGATGGCACGATGATGATTTAGCGGGTAAGTTATTAACCGCAAGTGAAAATGGGGCTGACGAATGGGAAGTAGTTAAATACCCAGCTATAGCCGAGGAAGATGAAGAGTTTAGAAAAACCGGCGAACCCCTGCATCCAGAACGTTATAATGTAGAATCTCTAGAAATGATACAAAGAGCGATTGGCCCCAGGGACTGGACAGCTCTGTATCAACAGAACCCAGTTTCGGACGAAGGTGATTATTTTACGCGAGACATGGTGAGATATTACGAGCCACATGATATAGATTATGATAGACTTCGCTACTATACAGCATGGGATTTAGCTATAGGGCAGAAAGACAGGAACGATTATTCCGTCGGAGTTACTGTAGGTATAGATGAATATGACAACATGTATATAGTAGACGTTGTGCGCGGAAAATATGACGGGTTTGAATTAGTAGAAACAATATTAGACTTCTACGAACAGTGGAGACCCGGCATAGTAGGTATTGAGCGTGGACACATAGAAATGGCTATTGGGCCTTTTTTAGAGAAACGTGTTGCAGAAAGAGGGTTACATACTGCATACTTTAAAGATCTAAAAGTAGGAAGACGGGATAAAGAATTAAGAGCAAGAGCTATACAAGGTAGAATGCAACAAGGAAGAGTGTTCTTTCCTGAAGACGCAGTTTGGACGGGGCCCATGATCGCTGAACTTTTACGTTTTCCAAATGGGGTACACGATGACCAAGTAGATGCTTTAGCTTGGGTAGGTTTAATGATAATGGAGTATGCTACTTTTTATGAAGCTCCAGACCATGTACCTTCCTGGCGAGATAGGTTAGAATTAATAGCAAAAGGACCGAAAAAGAAATCGGCAATGAGCGCATAATATGGCATATAACAAGAAACCGAAGAAACGATTATCAAAAGGTGAAGAGCTTACGCTTGCAAAAAACCAATGGAACGCCTACACCCGAGCAAGAGATAGCGGGCATGATGAGTATATTGATATGGCGAAAAGGTGCGACGCATATTATAGAGGCGACCAGTGGGATGAGTTCGATATGCAACAACTCGATGACCAAGGCCGACCAGCCTTAACTATAAATACTATTTTACCCACTATTAATGCTGTTATAGGGGAACAAAGTGCAAAACGAGCGGACGTACAATTTAAACCAAGGGGTGGCGGCAACCAAGAAGTAGCAGATGTATTGACTAAAGTTTATGCACAAATAGCAGATAACAATAAATTAGATTGGATAGAAGCTCAAGTATTTCAAGACGGACTAATCCAGGACCGTGGCTGGTTTGATGTACGTATAGATTTTTCTGACCACGTAAATGGTGAAATACGAATAGAATCAAAAGACCCATTAGATATTTTAATAGACCCGGACGCTAAGCACTACGACCCTAGGACCTGGAATGAAATATTTGAAACTAAGTGGATGAGCTTAGACGAAATAGAAGAAGTATATGGGCAAGATAAAGCAGACAAACTTAGACTATTAGCAGAATCAGGAACTACGTTAGGCGCAGACTCTATGGAGTACGAAGAAAGTAGGTATGGAGATACTGATGATAGTAATTACGGAAACCAGTACCCCGGAGACCCAGAAGATGCTCGCGCAGTTAGAACTATTAGAGTAATAGAAAGACAATATTACAGGCTACATGATTGTATGTTTTATGTAGATACAGTTACTGGGGACCAAAGACAAGTACCACCAGCTTGGGGCAAAAAGAAAAGGGAAGAGTTTGCTAATCAGTTTGGTTTAGATATTATCCAGAAAAAAATGCGAAAGGTCCGTTGGACAGTATCTGCTGACACTGTAATACTATTTGATGATTGGTCTCCTTATGGCCACTTTACTTTAGTTCCGTACTTTCCATATTTCCGAAGAGGTAAACCGTTCGGGATGGTAAGGAACTTGTTATCACCACAGGAACAGTTAAACAAAATTACTTCCCAAGAATTACACATAGTAAACACAACAGCTAACAGTGGCTGGATTGTAGAGTCAGGTTCTTTGTCCGGGATGACGGCCGATGATTTAGAAGAACACGGGGCAGAAACTGGGTTAGTATTAGAATTTAATAGGGGCTCTAGCCCACCCGCTAAAATACCACCTAACCAAATACCAACTGGTTTAGATAGATTAGGGCAAAAAGCAGCTAACAATATAAAACAAATAAGTGGTATATCAGATGCTATGTTAGGTATGGATAGTGCAGAAGTTTCTGGAGTAGCAATACAACAAAAACAAAATAGGGGCTCTTTAATGTTACAAGTACCCTTAGACAACTTAGCTAAAACAAGACAGTATTTAGCTGAAAAAATATTACAACTTACACAAGCTTACTATACAGAAGAAAGAATAATACAAATTACGGACGAGTCAGATCCATACAAACCTAGAATACAAATGGCTGTTAACCAAATGACACCAGAGGGCGAAGTTATAAATGATTTAACTGTGGGTGAATATGATGTAGTAGTTGGTACAGCTCCGGCTAGAGATAACTTTGACGAAATGCAGTTTGCTGAAGCTATCGAACTTAGGGGTGTTGGCGTTCCAATACCAAACGATATGATTGTTGAGTATTCACATTTATCGCGTAAAGCAGACATAGCAGATAGGATCAGACAACTAGAGGGAACAGCCCCGCCGACAGAACAACAAATACAGTTACAACAGTTCCAAATGGAATCTCAAATCAGAAGCACGCAGCTTGAGATTGCTAAACTAGAAGCAGAAGTAACCAACTTACAGACACAAGCCGCCTTAAATGTAGCAAAAACAGAAGCCGCAGAACAAGATCCACAGTTGAAGGTTGCTGAATTACAGAGTAAGATACAAACTAAACGAGAAGAGCTCGAATTACGTGAGCGTTTATCAGCAATGACAAATGATATGCGTAAAGAACAAAGCGATACAGCTGCCGCAACTAAAATGGCATCTGAAGCTATGAAATCCATTAAACCAACAGGAGGTCTTAACTAATGGCTAAAAATAAAAAAACCGAAACTACTGAACCACAAGCAGATATAATGTTTGACGGTATACCAGGTGCTGATGTTTTATCCGAAACAGAAGCAAGCAAAAGCTTTGAAGCAGATTTAAACTTTGATACCCCAGACGATGAGGTAGAATTTCCCAAGGAGGACGAAATTGAAGAAATCGAAGAATCAGAACTCTCTGCTAATACAGAAGAGGAGGAAGAGGGAGACGTTGAGGAAGGAGAAACAGAAACAATTGAGGCTTCAGACGAAGCTGGAGAAAGTGAAGGAGAAGAAACAGTACTGGAGCAAGATGAGAGAGGTACACAACACACTGAAGGAACAGTTCCGGAAGGAGTTGTTGAAACAAAAGAGCCGATGATTCCAAAATCTAGGTTTGATGAAGTGCTTGCAAAACAAAAAGCACTACAAAAAAAGCTAGAAGAAGCTACATCTCCTGTAATAGATGATGTAACTGAAGTCCCAGTGTACGACTTTGATACTAAAGAAATAGAATATCAAAATTTAGTGCTAGATGGAGAAGCTGAATCGGCCGTAAAGCTAAGAAATGAAATAAGAAACGCAGAAAAACAACAAATGATGTTTGAAATGCAGGCTAAAATGGGCCAAACCGTGTCTAAAAGCCAAGAAATATCAGATTTAGAAGCAAAAGCAATAGAAATACAGGCTGCTTACCCTAACTTAGACGAAAATAATGCTTCTTACGACGAAAACAAGACAAATGAAGTCATGGAACTAAGAGATGCGTATATGATTCAAGGTTATGCGGGCGCAGATGCTCTACAAAAGGCAACAAACCTTATTATGGGAACGCCAACCCCAAAAACTAATGCTATATCGCAAAAAGTAGTAGAAAAAAAGAAAGTAGCTAACACTACTAAAAAGCTTGAAGCAGCTGATTCTCAACCCCCTGCTATGAAAGGCAAAAACAAAACAGAGAAAAAAATAGATTTAAATGTATTATCTACAGACGAGTTTGATGCTCTCCCAGAAGAAACTTTACGAAGAATGCGTGGAGATTTCGGATAAACTGTGATATAAATTAACTAAGTTCGTCCGTCAAAACGATATTTGGCCTGAGTCGTTACAGTAAAAAAACGTTATTCGCCCGTCATGGCGTAAATATGGCCGGATTCGTACCCGTAACTTACGAGAGCGTTTCCCCTACGATAGTGGGTATACGGATAAATAGTCGCTCCAAAAGTCGACTGGTTATTAAACTTTAATGATAAGGAGAAATTATCATGGCAAACACTAACTTTGCTTCTCTAACCAGTGAACAATTAACGATCTGGTCTAGAGATTTTTGGCGTGTCGCAAGAAATATGTCCTTCATTAACCAATTCGCAGGTAGCGGATCTAACGCAATGGTTCAGAGAATATCTGAGCTTACTCAATCAGAAAAAGGAGCTAGAGCTGTATTAACACTTTTAGCTGATATGACTGGTGACGGTATCGTTGGTGACAATACTTTAGAAGGTAATGAAGAGGCACTAAGAGCTTACGACATAGTTGTACAACTTGA